ATTGGACCCAGTAGAAAATATGGGAGCTACGCTTTTAAAAGAAGCAGCTCGTAAAACAGTAAGAGAAGCTGGTGACGGTACAACAACCGCTACGGTTCTAGCTCATGCCGTACTAAAGGAAGCTCAAAAAGTTCAAGCTGATATAAGTTCTAGAGACTTAAAAAGCGGTATTGAAAAAGCAACCGATAAAGTAGTGGCATACCTAGAAAAAAACAGCACTAGCGTTCAAGGCGATATGATTGATCAAATCGCTACTATATCAACCAATAACGATCCTTATCTAGGTAAAATCATTGGTGATGCGTTTAGAGCTGTAGGAGACACAGGAGTAGTGATGATGGAACAATCAGCTGAAGCTGAAACAGTTGTTGAAATAGTTGATGGAGTTCAATACGATAAAGGTATGACTAATCAACACTTTATGACTGATCACGTTAAGAGAACAGCAGAGTTAAAAGACGCTGCAGTGCTTCTTGTTGAATCGCCTGTTGAAAACGTAAGACAAATACAGTCTGTTTTAGAGTATGTTATTAAAAATGACAAACCTCTATTGATTATTGCAGATGTAGAACCATCAGTTGTTTCTACGCTAGCTATGAACAAGACTAAAGGTAATATCAAAGTAAACATTATAAATGCACCTACTTTTGGTATTAATAAAAGAGAAATGCTAGATGATCTAGCTTTATTAACAGGAGCAACTGTTATAAACGAAGATCTTGGTGATGATATGGATTTAATCCAACCAGAACTTCTAGGTAATTGTATTAGATCAGTAACAACTGAAAAAGATACTATTATACAGGTTCAGGATTCATCAGAAGAGATTCTAGAGATTATAGAGCAAATTAAAGAAGATTTATCAACTACACAGAACCCAGGAGCGGTAATACGCTTAGAAAAGAGATTAGCTAGATTATCAGCTAAGATCGCAGTGGTTAAAGTTGGTGCTAATTCTGATATAGAGTTAAAAGAAAAAACAGATCGAGTAGAAGACGCTATATGCGCTACTAAAGCTGCGATTAAAGAAGGTATTGTTCCAGGAGGTGGAATTGCACTACTAAACGCTTCACAAAATATAGTTGCTAAGTCAGCTGCAGAAGAAGTGCTACTAGAAGCAATTAGAGCGCCTTTTAAGACAATATTAGATAATGCTGGTATATTAGAATACGAGTTACCAAAAAGTAAGGGTAGAGGTCTTAATGTGGTTACAGGTAATATGGTGAATATGATTAAGCAAGGAATTATAGATCCTCTACTTGTTACTAAAAGTGCACTTCGTAACGCAGCTTCAGTAGCTACAACGATTTTATCAACTGATTGTGTAATCAATAACTTGAGAATCGATGAAGGCAATAGGTAATAACATAATTATAACGCCTGTAAAAGTTACGGGCGATAAAACTAAAGGTGGTTTACTTTTAGTTAAAAAAGATAGAGAAGATATAAGATACATTAAAGCTGTTATTAATTCTGTTAGTGACGAAGTAAAAGCTTTAAAAGAAGGCGATGAAATCTATTATGATAGACATGCTGGACATATTATAGAATTTGATAAAGATCAATACACTGTTATTAAAATACAGGATATTGTAGTTGTTTTGTGAGAAAACTAGAGGCTAGTGACATTAGGGACTTAAACCTACTTAAACACTATCGGATAGTTAGAAGATGGGCTTGTAGAAATAATAAGCTTAATGATGCTGATTTAGAGTTGCTTATATACTTTGATTGCATGGGAATGTTCACTAAACAAGATTTTAAAATCGGTACGTACGCTTATAGTTGGGATAATAGACGCTGGAACAAGTTGATAAAAGACGGTTGGGTAGTAGTTTTTAGAAACTACAATAGGACAACACAAAAATACAACATCTACAAAGTTTCGTTAAAGTGTAAACAACTAATAGCAAGAATGTATCGTATTATGCTTGGTGATGAAGACATACCAACTAGTTCTAGAAATAGTATAATGAAAGGTAAAACATATACAGACAAAGTATTAATCACAGCAATAAGAAACGTAAACAACGATAAAAACAGATAATTATGAATTATAAAGATCCTTTAAAAATGATTAATCCTGCAGCGGTAGCGGCAATAGCTAACACGGATATGACATTACAACCACCTATTCCAGCTAACCAGCAAGGAGCAGCTAAGCCTTTGTTTGGTGAAACAGTTCAAAGCACAGCAGGACAAATATACGGTGATATAAACGCAAGACAAGCTTCTTTAGGAAGCAACGCTCCTATGTTTATGTCTGAAAAGCAGGAAGATGCTTTTGGACCCGATAGTGAAGTATACAAAAGTGGTAACACTGCTATATACGAAGGATTAAAAGCAGAATCTAACAAATAAAAAAAATAAATTATGCACAACGACAAAGCACATCAAAAAGCAGCTAAAAACTCAAGTGGAGTAGTTGGTGAATCAGCTATATGGGATGGACCATTAGATCAGACAGGGCGTTTACACGGTAAAGGATCAAGTTCTGGTATTACAGGTATGGAGGTTTCTAAAGCTCCTACTATGTACAAATCTGGACCTATTACTCAACTAGCTAAAGGAAGATAACAAATGGCAACAGGAGATATCAAACTACTGGTAGCCAACGCATTAACATTAGCGATAAGCATGACGCATATAGAGGTGACCTTAAAAGTTGTTCTGTTACTTATAAGTATCGGATATACAGTAACTAAATGGGTAAAACTTAACGAAAAGAAGTAATAATTAAAATATAGCAATGACATCTAATAGTCCTTTTAAAATTACAGAAAAATCTTACGAGAAGCAGAACAAGTCAATGCGTTCTGATTACACTAAAGAAACAGGTAAAAAACTAGGCAAAAGACTAACTACAGGTAAAAATGCCCGTAGAGTTTCTTTTGCTTGTAGATTTGCAGGTATGCAAGGAGCTATGAAAGATGCTAAAGGAGAGCCAACTAAAAAAGCAATGGCTTTAAAGAAATGGGGATTTGGAAGCGTTGGAGCAGCTAGCAGCTTTTGTAATAAAAATAAAAAGAAATAAAAATGAAAGAAGAAGGACACTTTGGTCATTACACTGGTAATGCTAGACACTCAAGAAAAGAAGAAATGATTCATGATCGTGAATTAATTTATGATGCTAAAAAACAACTACATCATGCTGACCAAGATTATAAAAAAGATAATTAAAAACAAAAATAATGGCGTATAAACCAAAAAATAGCGTAAAAAGTCTGTGTAGTGGCTCCCCAGTTAAAAACTTAAAAAGTGGAGGTAAAATGATTAGTTCCGACAAAGGATCTAGTAATTACATGAAGGAAGATCCAGGTTCACCGGCTAAAGCATTAAAACCGGAAATAAAAAATTTCTTTTCTAGTCTTGGAAGTAAAATAATTTATCAACTTGGAACCTCTCCAAATGAAAAAGCTAGAGATAAAGCTAGATCTTTAGGGTTAAAAAATAATAACACTAAAAGCGTAAACAAAGACATAGTAGGACCAAAAAACAGTGGACAAAGCAGTACTAATAAACCAGCTCCAGACGTTTTTAAAGGCGATTTCAGTGACCCTAACAAAACTAGCGCTGGCTCTGCTCCAACTGTTAAGCCTAGAAAAAAAGTTGAAACTGTAGGGAGACCAGGTAAAGTAAGCGGTACAACAGTAAGAAAAACTGGAGGTGGTATGACTGGTACTAAAGTTAAAGTTTCTCCAGAAATAAAAACATCTGGTAAAACAACCGAAGGTATAAAAGGTGTGAAAGCTAAAAAAGCTAATGAGCCTAAAGAAATGTCTAGAAAGCAAATTAGAGAAGCTAAGAAAAAAGACAAAGATTCTGGCATGAGCAGAAAAGAAGTAAGACTTAACAAGACAAAGCGTAAAGCCGCCAGCACTAGAGCTAAAACAGTTTCAAAAGAAACAGCTGCTAAAGGAGGTAAGGAAGCTCAAAGATTAGCTCGCAAAACTATTAGATTAGAAAAAAGAGCAGCTAGACTTGAAGGTAAAGTTAAAGCTTCAAAGATTAAATAATATGAAATCACAGGGCTTTGGAGATACCGTAGAGAGATTTACAGAAGCAACTGGTGTAAAAACTTTTGTTGATAAAGTATCACAGGGATTAAATATTCCCTGTGGCTGTCAACAAAGAAAAGAAACTTTAAATAAAGTTTTTCCTTACAAACAATAACTTATGGGCTTTATAATGAAAGGTGCGCCTTACAGCAATGATAATACTCCTATTTACAGTATAAACATGGAAGACGGTGTATTGGGTAAAGCTAATAATAATGGCACTATAGTCATTAACAAGGACATTAAAGATCCTAAAAAAATACAAGATGTAGTAGATCACGAGATGGTGCATATTGACCAAATGAAAAGAGGTGATCTAGACTATGATGACAATAATGTTATATGGAAAGGTAAAAAATACTCAAGAGCTTCAATGGAAGAAGGCGCTAAAAACCTTCCTTGGGAAAAAGAAGCATATCAAAACGCATAACTAAAAACAATATTATGAGTGAATCATGGATGAAAAAACACGCTAAAAACTTATTAACTACTATGCCTGTAGATAATAATGCTAGCGCTTTATTAAAAAAAGATAAGCTATCTGGTTCAGAGAGATCTTTACAGGATAAAAAAATTAATATAAGTGACTCTAAAGAAAAAGAAAACTTTAAAGCTTACAAAGCATCTGGAGGAAAATTAAGCCATACTCAGGCAGCTACAATAGGTTACAGAACGCCTCAACAGTCTAAAGCTGTTATTGCTGAAAAAAAATCTATTAAAGATGCTAAATCTAAAGCTACTCGTGTTAAAGCAGAGCAGAGCGGTTTAGGTGAGAAGTTTTTTGCGGGAGCAAATCCAAGTATTTATAAGAAAAAATAAATGTGGAAAGTACTACTAGGTCTTTTAAAAGGAGGTGAAGGTAGGAAGTCTGTAGCTGGAGGTTTAGCTTGGGAAATAAGAGAAGCAATTAAAGGAAAAGAATTAGATCCTGAAAAATTAATAGAACTTCAAACCAAAATAAATCTAGCTGAAGCTTCACATAGAACATTATTTGTTGCCGGATGGAGACCTTTTATAGGTTGGATATGTGGATTTGCATTAGCTTACAATTTTGTTATACGTGATTTATTTATATGGATAACAAAAACAACAGACGCTCCACCACCATTACAAATGGAACACTTAATGACAGTGCTGCTAGGAATGCTCGGGCTTGGCGGACTAAGAACGTACGAGAAAATAAAAGATAAGGTAAAATAATCAAATTTAATTAAATGAAAAAAGTAGAAAGTAAAGTAAAAGACATTCATCACAACCTTGAAAAGATTACAGATGAACAATTAGAGGTAATTACAAACCACCAGAAAGACTTAAACAAGTCTCTAACTAACATTGGTTTTTTAGAAACTCAAAAGCACAGCTTACTACATGAGTACGCTGGCATTGTTGATGATATCGAAAAGTACAAAAAAGAACTAGAAGATATCTATGGTGCTATCAATATAAATATTGAAGATGGTACTTTCACTGAGATTGAAAAAGAGTAATGACTAGTAACATTATAAGAAAAATAAGTATAGGTTCTGATTATAAGAACGAAGCTATGCATTACGCTGTAGGTCAACAAGTTTACGGCGGTCACACTATTTCTGATATATTATTTCAGGATGGAGACGACTCTTATAATATATATATAAAAAAGCACGATGAAATTCTTCCTTGGAAGAAGTTTAATAGCAATATGGCAATATCTGTTGAATACGATTTAGAGTATTAATGAACAGTGTTTACCAATTCATAATTAAACCTATAGGCAAAAGATACAATAACGAGTTAAGTATTGGTGATAAAAAGCTAATAATTAACTCTAGTATCGCTAGTCATAAGTTTGTTAATAGAGAAGCGGAAATAATTGCCGTACCTTTAGCGTTTGAAACAGAACTCAAGAAAGGTGACAAAGTTATAGTGCATCATAATATATTTAGAAGATACTACAATCAAAAAGGTAAATCTGTAAACAGTGGAAAGTATTTTAAAGAAGATATGTACTTTGCCTCTGAAGATCAGATATACATGAAAAAAGTAGGTGACGACTGGAAAACGTTAAAACAATATTGTTTCGTTAAGCCAGTTGTTGATAAGGATGGCTCTAGTTTAAGAAAGCTAAAAGAATGTGTTGGTATAGTAAAATACGGAAACAGTGTCTTAGAAGCTCTTAAAATAAATGAAGGCGATTTGGTTGGATTTAAGAAAAACAGAGAATTTGAGTTTTTAATTAATGACCAGGTTGTATACTGCATGGAACCCAATGACATTTTAATTAAATATGAAAATAAAAGAAACGAAACTGAATATAATCCAAGCTGGGCAAATAGCAGTTGAAGAACTTATAAAGGTAGCAAAAGAAAAGATCGTTGACTCAGAAGATGATATCTCTGCTGACAGACTTAAAAACGCTGCCGCTACAAAGAAACTTGCTATATTCGATGCTTTTGAAATATTAGCTAGAATAGAGTCAGAAGAAGATCTTTTAAATGATAAACCAAAAGCTAGTGCTGTTAAAGCCGAAGAGTTTAAGGGTTTTGCAGAAGGAAGATCTAGATAATGTACAAGCAAGATCTATACCATATAGTAGAAGACCATATAAAGCCAAACGTTCTAAGTAGAATGAATAGGCTAAAGAAATGGGAATACGGATACAATAAAGAGCATGACGTAGTTGTCATAAGCAAAACAGGACAAATAGGAGAGATATATAGTATACAAAATCTATTAATAGCTCTTCCATTGGCTGAAGACGTGTACAAGTGTTCTAAGAAGAAAGAAGAACAGCGTTGGAAAGTTTTAGAATATCCATCTGAATTAAATAAAATAAAAACAGTTTATGATTGGAACGAAAGACCAGTCGAGTTTAAAGAAAAATGGTACGAGTACATTAACAAGGAGTTTGTTCGTCGTGAAGAAGGCTATTGGTTCTATAGCAACGGTATTCCTACTTATATTACTGGTTCTCAGTACATGTACTTGCAGTGGACTAAAATTGACGTGGGGTCAGCAGATTTTCGCGAGTCAAACAGGTTATTCTACATATTCTGGGAGGCTTGTAAATCGGACAGTAGGTGTTACGGAATGTGCTATCTTAAGAACAGACGGTCTGGATTTAGTTTCATGGCATCATCCGACACAGTTAACCAGGCAACAATTTCAAGAGATGCTAGGTTTGGAATACTCTCCAAGTCTGGAGCTGATGCTAAGAAAATGTTCACTGATAAAGTTGTACCCATATCAATCAATTACCCCTTCTTTTTTAAACCAATACAGGACGGAATGGAGCGTCCAAAGACAGAATTATCATACAAGGTACCTTCGAAAAGGCTCACGCGTAATTCAATCAAAGAAACAACGGAAGACTTACAAGCGGGTCTTGACACCACGATCGACTGGAAGAACACAGGGGATAACTCCTATGATGGAGAGAAACTCAAGCTCCTCGTCCACGATGAATCGGGTAAATGGGAGAGGCCAGACAACATCCTCAACAACTGGAGGGTTACGAAAACAACGTTAAGATTAGGTAGGAAAATAGTAGGTAAGTGCATGATGGGATCTACTTCAAACGCATTAGACAAAGGTGGATCAAATTTTAAAAAACTATACGAGTCTTCGGACGTCACAAAAAGAAACCGCAACGGACAGACTAGCTCAGGACTATATAGTTTGTTTGTACCTATGGAATGGAATTACGAAGGATACATTGATTCTTATGGAGTACCTGTATTCGACACTCCAAAAAAACCAATCAAAGGTATAGATGGTGAGGATATAGATATAGGAGTTATATCACATTGGGAAAATGAAGTAGATGGACTACATGATGACCAAGATGGTTTAAACGAATACTATAGACAGTTTCCAAGAACAGAGAAGCACGCTTTTAGAGATGAAGCAAAAGAATCTTTGTTTAATCTAGGTAAAATATACGAGCAAATAGACTATAATGAAGATCTACGTAATACTAATGTTGTTACGCAGGGTAATTTTCAGTGGGAAGGTGGGATTAAAGATACTAGAGTACTGTTCGTGCCTAGCAAAAGTGGAAGATTTTTTGTTAGCTGGGTTCCTCCAGTTACACTGCAAAATAGATACAATATAAAAAATAACGTTAAATATCCTGGTAATGAGCACTGTGGAGCTTTTGGATGCGATAGTTATGATATATCTGGTACAGTTGACGGTAAAGGTTCTAAAGGATCTTTACACGGTTTAACTAAGTTTTCAATGGAAGACGTACCGCCTAACTTATTTTTCTTAGAATATATAGCTAGACC